AATCTACAGAAAGATTTAAATAATCTTTTAGATACAACGTTCTGTACAGAATACATCATGGCTGTAAAAGGTGATGACAATTATAGATACTTAATGTATCCTGAATATAAACTAAATAGACATGCAGACCCAACAAAACAAAACACCTTTGTACCAGTATTACGAAAGCTTGCTGTCAAAGCAGACCTTGCAATCGAAGCAACTGGCAGAGAAGCTGACGATCTTATTCGCATCTGGGCAGAAGAAGCAAGAGAAGCTGGTGACGACTATATAATCTGTTCTATTGATAAAGACTTGAAATGTATTCCAGGTAAACACTGGCTTATGCATAAGAAAGAAATGATAGTAGTGTCAGAGGAAGCCGCAATGCGTCATTATTATGAGCAATTGCTTAAAGGTGATCCTACTGATAATATACCTGGAGTACCACGCGTTGGTGAGGTAAAAGCTGCTAAAATACTTGAAGGCTATACTACTGAAGAAGAATTTCAAGAGAGAGTTGTAGAACAGTACATCCTTGCTTATGGTGATGAGTGGAAGAATTATTTACTAGCTAATGGTAAAATGATTCATCTACAGAAGACACCTTCAGATTACTTTAATTTTCAAACTTGGCCTATTGTGGAGTCACTATGATAAATAATCAAAAGTGCACCAAGTGTAATGTACCCCTTGGTGTTGATCAATACTGGGGACCAAAACGCTTGTGTTCCCATTGCCAGATGAGAGAACATTTTGAAATTCGAAGGCACACTTCCAACAAGTCCGAAACCTATAAAGAGGTTAGACTTACCTAAGGTGGTATCTAAACACGACAACGGTCATTGGCTCTTTCCAGACAAGATGGCTGTTGGTGTTGGATTCATCTATGTTATTCGTGATAACGAACTGAGACGCCTATATCTTGGCAAAAAGTCTTACTTTGGAGCTGGACAGCTTAATAAAGGTAAAGAGACTGATTGGCGTAGATATAAGTCGTCATCTAAAGTGCTAGCAGAGCTTTTTAAAGTACGGCCTAAATCAGAGTTTGATTTCATTTGTCTTGAACAATATAAGACAAAAGGAACACTATCTTATTCTGAAACATGGTCATTGTGCTTTGTAGAAGCGCCTACTAGTGATTACTGGTATAATACACTAATTGAAAAGGTGTCGTGGAATGTCAAAGAAGGTATATCTGAAAGACACAAACAACGCTTAGATATGGTGTTAAACTGGGCAGACTCAAAGGACTTTATATGAAAAAGACATTTAGAGCATTATTCTTTATTTCGGCAGTATCATTGATAGCCTTCATGGGCTATGCTACATTCTATGCCTTAACGCAAGAAGAGTGGACGTCAGCTGATATGCTTATGATTTGCTTTGGTGGAGCTATTGTAGTTAACCTTTGTAAAACATTCAGTGAGAGTTAAGCATGGGAAAGATTATCGCTAGACATCTACAGTGTCTTAAGTGTGAATCTTCTGATGCTAGAAGCGTTTATGATGACGGAACTTCTTTTTGTTTCTCTTGTCAATCGTGGTTCCCAAAACAAGATGGAGAAGATTTAGGTACAATGACTAGCCAACCTAGAGCATCTACAGCTGCTCCTAATTTCTTTAAAAAGATTTTAACTGTAGATGAAATTAAAGAGTACCCTATCAGAGGTTTCAAAGATAGGCAAATCACTAAAGATGTAACTGATTTCTTTGGTGTACATGTGTCGTACAATGATAGTGGTGAAGTAGATACACACTACTACCCGTACGATAACGGTGATGCTTACAAGGTTAGAAAGTTACCAAAAGACTTTACTTGGGTTAATAAATCGACAGGTTTATTTGGTAAAGAAAAGTTTAACGGTGCTGGTAAACGACTGATCATTACTGAGGGTGAAATTGATGCACTGAGTGTAGCACAAGCATCCTTTGATCGCTATAAAAAGATTTATCCTGTTGTTGCAATGTCTTCATCAGTAATGACAAAATCATTGCTTGAGAACAGAGATTGGATTAGATCTTTCGGAGAAGTAATTCTTTGTTTAGATCAGGATGAAGCTGGTGAGAAGGCTACAGCTGAAGCTTTAAAGATCATCGGTATTGATAAAGCAAAGATTGCTAAATTACCTTGTAAAGATCCTAACGAAGTACTTTTAACACATGGTGGTACTACACTACTTCAATGTGTGTTTGATGCTGCTCCACACGTTCCTGCAGGCATCATTACAAAAGAAGCTTTATGGGAAGCCCTGATAACATACAGCAATACACCATCTATCCCATATCCTAATTGTATTGGCGGTTTAAACGCTAAGACTAAAGGTATGCGTATGGGTGAAATTGCTTTGTTTGTATCAGGCACATCTTGTGGTAAATCAACAATCATGCGTGAGATCATGCTACACGTAGCTGACTCCACAACAGATAAAGTTGGTGTAGTATCATTAGAAGAAGCTCCTGCTGAAACAGCTAGAAAGTTAGCTGGTATGGCTCTTAATAAGAATCCTGCAGAAGAAGAAATTCCAATTGAGGTTCTTAAAGAGGGCTTTGATAAAGTATTCGGTTCCGATAAGTTTATTGTGTTAGATCACCAAGGTAGTTTGAAAGATGAGACTATTCTTGATAAGATTGAATACATGGCACTATCGGGTTGTAAATACATTATCATTGACCACATTACAATCTTAGTTTCTGAAGGCGCTGATGGTTTAACTGGTAATGAAGCTATTGATAAGGTGATGAATGATCTCTTACGTTTTGTCAAACGACATAATGTATGGATTGGTTTAGTATCACACCTTAGAAAGACTACAAATACTGGTAAAGCTTTTGAAGAAGGCCGAATGCCTAACCTTGACGATATTAAAGGTTCAGGTTCGATCAAACAAATTTCATTCGATATCATAGCTTTTGCTAGAAATCTTATGGATGTTGATGTGGTCAAACGTAATACTATCGATATGGCTGTCTTAAAATGTAGATATACTGGCTTAACTGGTAGTATATCTGGAGCATATTATGATTACAGCACAGGAAGATTTAAAGGAGTTGCAGAAGCACCTTCTGAAGATTTTGTATCAATTGGTGTAAAGGAAACAAATGATTAGTAAGAATAAAATTAAAGTAGATTATTCACGTGACAATCTCTTTGATGAAATGGGTATGAGACGTCTTAAAGACTCATACATGCGAGAAGATGAAAAGTCTCCTCAAGATCGATTTTCTTACGTTGCAAGAGCACTAGGTAGTAATGTAGAGCACGCTCAGAGGTTGTATGATTATGCAAGTAAGCATTGGTTGTCTTTTAGCACTCCAATCCTTAGCTACGGTACTAGCAAACGTGGTCTTCCTATATCTTGTTATTTATCTTATATTGACGACTCCGCTGAAGGATTGGTTGACACTCTTTCTGAAGTTTGTTGGTTATCTATGCTTGGCGGTGGTGTTGGTATCGGTATTGGTATCCGAGCTGAAGACGGCAAATCAGTGGGCGTCATGCCACACTTGAAAGTCTATGAAGCTGCTTCGTTAGCTTATCGTCAAGGTAAGACACGTCGTGGTTCATTTGCTACATACTTAGGTATCAACCATCCTAACATTACTCAATTCATTGATATGCGTAAACCTACAGGTGATGCTAATCAACGTTGTCAAGAGTTACACCATGGAATCAACATCACTGATGACTTCATGGAACTTATTGAAAAGTGTATGAAGGATGAGAATGCTGATGATAGTTGGCCACTAATCGATCCACATAGCGGTAAAGTGAAAGAAGTTGTATCAGCACGACAGTTGTGGGAATCTATCCTAGAAACCCGTATGCGTACTGGTGAGCCTTACATTCACTTTATTGATGCTAGCAATCGTGGTTTACCTAAGTTCCAAAAGAAATTAGGCTTGTCTGTACGTCAATCAAACATTTGTACCGAGATTACTCTTGCTACTGATGCCGAACGTACTGCTGTTTGCTGCTTATCATCTCCTAACCTTGAGTACTGGGATGAGTGGAAAGACAACTATCAATTCTATAAAGATGTAGCGGAATTACTCGACAATGCTCTTACTCTCTTCATTAAGAAAGCGCCTAAGCAAGTTAAACGAGCTGTTTACAGTGCTATGCGTGAACGTGCTATTGGTATTGGTGCTCTCGGTTTCCATGCCTTGCTTCAGCAAAAGGGTGTACCGTTTGAATCTGCTCTGGCCGTCTCGTTGAACAATCAAATCTTTTCAAGATACGATAAGTTCTTAAAGAAGGCTAATAAAGAGTTAGCTAAAGAACGTGGTGAATGTCTTGATGGTGAAGGTTATGGTGTTCGATTTAGTCACACGACTTCAATCGCTCCTAATGCATCTTCATCAATCATTATGGGCAATACTTCACCTAGCATTGAGCCTTTCCGTGGTAATGCATATCGTCAAGATACACTGTCAGGTTCATTCTTAAATAAGAACAAGTACCTAGATCGTTTGCTTAAAACAAAGAATCTTACACAGAAAGAGTACGATGGCGCTTGGCATAGTATTATTTCTAGTGCTGGTTCTGTACAACAGCTAGACATCTTATCTGACTATGAGAAGGATATTTACAAAACTTTCTCAGAACTTGATCAAGTGTGGGTTGTTCAACATGCTGCTGACCGTCAAAAGTTTATCGATCAAGCGCAGTCTGTTAACCTTGCATTTAAAGCAAACGCTGGTGTTGATTATTTACACCATGTTCACTATAAAGCATGGAAAGAAGGCTTGAAGACTCTCTATTATTGCCGTTCAGATAAATTGTATCATGGTGAATCTATGAACAAGAAAGTTGAACGTGTTAAGTTTGAGTTTGATAAGACAACTGAAGAAACTTGTTTGGCTTGTGAAGGATAATATGAAAAACGTATTTGGAAACCGCGATAGTTTTAAGCCATTCAATTACCCTTGGGCATATGATATTTGGCTATCTCATGAGCAGATGCATTGGATTAGTCGTGAAGTTCCTCTACATGAGGATGTTCGTGATTGGAACAATAAACTGACTGAAGATGACCGAACATTCTTGTCTAATGTGTTCTTGTTGTTTACACAAGGTGATATTGACGTAGCTGGTGGTTACATTAAAGATTACTTGCCTCACTTCTTACATCCTGAGATTCGTATGATGTTGCTTGGCTTTGCATCTCGTGAAGCTACTCATATTGATGCTTATTCGTATCTTACAGAAACACTAGGTAAGCCTGACAGCTTCTATGGTGAATTCTTGAAGATTCCAGTGATGAAAGAAAAGCATGACTTCTTTAACAATGTTGTGAACAGCGGCAAGAAGAAAGAAGCACTGCCAATTCAAATTGCTGGTATCAGTGCATTTACTGAAGGTATGTTCTTATTCTCTTCATTTGTGATGTTGCTCAATTATCCACGAAATGGTATGATGAAGGGTATGGGTCAGATTGTTACGTGGTCTATTCTTGACGAACAGAAACACGTTGAAGGTCTTACACATCTCTTTAAAGCAATTATTAACGAAAACAAGAGTTGGTGGAATGACGAGACCAAGAGTGAAATCTACTCTACTGCAGAGATGATGACAGAGCTTGAACTTGATTTCATTGACTACACTTATGCTGGCAAAGATGAGCATCACGGTCTGAAGAAAGATGACTTGAAGCAATATATCAAATATATTGTGGACCGTCGTTTGATTGGGCTTGGTATGAAAGGCATCCACAAGGTTAAGGAGAATCCTATTCCTTGGGTTGACGAGATGATCGCTAGCCAGAACCATGAAAACTTTTTTGAAAGTCGCGCTACAAGTTACGCTAAAGGTGCTCTAACAGGCACTTGGGGTAAAGTGTGGGGTAATTATAAATAATGGATAAATGGCAATATTACTTTTCTCAAGTAGCTGATCTTACGGCTCAATTATCACACTGTACCAAATTAAAAGTTGGAGCTATTGCAGTTAAGGATAGACGTATTATTTGTACTGGCTATAACGGTACATTACCTGGAACTGATAATTGTTGCGAGATTGAAGTTGAAGATACTACAACAGGTTTTGTAACACTTAAGACTAAGATTGAGACTGAGCATGCAGAAAGAAATTTGATAGCACATGCCGCTAAACACGGTATAGCATTGAATGAAGCTAGTTTGTACATAACGCATTCACCTTGTGTTCAATGTTCTAAAGCTATCATTAATTCAGGTTTCAAAGAAGTTTACTGGAAACATATGTTTAAGTCTGATGACGGTCTTAAGTTGTTACAACGATTAGGAGTCTCTACATGGTGTACAAGTATCTAGAAAAGATGTTCTCACCTAGTCAAACTGTAAAGCAGCATACTGAAGTTGTTCCAGAACAGCTTTATATTTCTGCAGAGCAAAAAGGTGAAGTACTCTTAAGTGACGGTAGGTTTGCTACTATATTTAAAGTCAAAGCAGGTCATCTTGCAATGTCTTTAGATAGCAATAAAATGTTTGAAATCTTTAAAATTATGACTATGACTGTTAAAATTGATGACAAACCGATTACAATGCAAGAAGCATTTAATTTAGATGTCAATGATTTTAACAAGATCATTCATTACTTATTCAAGTGAACTTGGGCGGCTTCGGCTGCCCTTTAAAATTGAAAGTTAACATGCAACCTTGTAGAAGCCCTTACTGTGAGTGTACTAAACATAAGTGTACACACCCAGGATTCTATGATGCTAGACACATTAAATTCAACTGGAAAGGAAATCAAATGGATAGTTTTGACAATAGACTTCGACAGATATTAAACATGTTCAGTATTGATGCTGATACAGGTATCCCTGACTTTATCTTGGCTAAATTCTTGTGTAGAATTACAGACACATTGACTACTAGCTATCAGGAACTCCCTGACAATGAAAATATCGGTGATATCAAAGAAGAGTCAACTCAAGAATCTTCTATTGTAAACCAATTTGCTGAAGCACTGAGTGAGTTAAGAGAAGATGTCAGAAGACACTCATCCACTTAAGTACCCTATAACAATCATAGGGATTGCATTTGTATCTATAATCTTTTATGCGGGCTATAAGACAGGTGAACAAGCTGAACAATACGACAATTCTATAAAGCGTATTAATTCACTTAGATACTTATGTGTCGATGATCTTGTTTATAAAGACAATGGTAGATATCTTGAAGCAACTGGTACTAAATGTAAAGCAAAGGAGTCTAAGTAATGATGACTGATGCAATACGTATCACTATAAGTCTTGACAGCGATGCTGTAGAATGGATTTGTAGGACAATTGGTTTTATAGTTATGTGCTATACAATTTTAAAATTCTTTGAATTCTTGAGGAAACGAAATGATATTCCATTGGACAGTAACATACATCAATAGCGGTCATGTCTCTCAGAAGAAAATCTATTCAACCGTTTTAGATCTCTATAATCGTTGCATGGATAACACTATTTACGATTATATGATTATTAAAATTGAAAAGACTGACGAACGTTATGTTTAATTTGTTTAAATGCAAGCATCCATTCAAGTCTCTGATAGTTGAAAAGAATCATACTATTAAACAAGTAGATGAAGACTTTAATCACATCAACTACTACTTGATGTGTAGCAATTGTGATACAAAACTTACTCTCGAATGGGCATCACTTGTAGGTGGTGTGGATGCTTATATAGAACGTGGAAGAAAGAAATACCAATAATGTTTAAACCATTACTTGCACCTGGAGAAGACCCTAAGTCATTTCCAGATTATTTTAAGAAATTGCAATATCCACTATTAGCATCACCTAAGCTTGATGGTATTCGCTGTACTGTAAAGGGTGCAAGATGCTTATCCCGTTCAGGTAAAATCCTACCCTCGTATCAAGTACAAGAAGACTTCGCTCATTTTGTTGATATGGATGGTGAGTTGATTGAAGGTGCTGAGACCGATGTTGATGTGTACAATCGTACACAAAGCTATGTAATGTCTGAAGATAAACCTGGAAATTTAACATTCCATGTGTTTGACTATACAGAACCCGATTGGCTACAAAAGCCTTTTTATGAACGACTTGAAAAAGCTGAAACTATTATTGAGGCTTATAATGTCGATCATGTAAAGCTTGTTAAACATGATTATATCGATAACTACGATGAACTAATTGAATACGAAAATAAACAATTAGAACTTGGATTTGAAGGTATTATGATGCGCAACCCTGTAGGTCATTATAAGCAAGGCCGTGGTACATTCAGAGAAGGTTTGATCTATAAACTTAAACGCTTTGAAGATGCTGAATCTACAATTATCGGCTTTGAAGAGCAAATGACTAATAACAACACTCTTGAGAAAGATGAGTTAGGTTATGCTAAACGATCATATTCTAAGGATGGACTTGCGCCAGCTGGAACTCTTGGCAAGTTTATTGTGCTTTGGGGTGAAATGGTTTTACATGTTGCTCCTGGTAGCTTTACACATCCACAACGACAAGAGATCTGGAATAACCAAGATAAGTATTTAGGCAAGT